CTTTAGGATCTCTTTTTTTTGCCATCTTTCTTAGCCTTACTAGGTAATAACCCTTTATTTACTGCTCTTGCTCTTTCACTAAATCCTAGCTTTTGTTTCTTTGCTAATTTTCTTCTAATTGTGTGAAGTTTAGCTACCATTTTATTTCTTTCTTTGTGTTTTTTTGGCTTGTGCAAAGTTTTTTGCAGTAGGTGCGCCTTTAGCGCCTCTCTTTCTCATCTTCTCTCCACTGCCAGCTTTTATTCTTTTTCTTTTTTTATGTATATTTGCGTATAAACTCATAACATGTATCCTTAAATGTCTAAATAAATCTTGTATTACTTTGTCAAGCCTTTCTGCTTCTCATATGTTCTGAGAGTTCCAATGCCCAACATGCCACCGAGAACAGTTAAAAGTGTACCCATATCGAAATCAGGCAAATCTGGTAGTTCTAAACCAGCAAAACTTGCACCAAATATAATTAGATCTTTTACGATAAAGTGATAGGCAAAAGCAATCGCACAGACCCACCCAACTGCTGGGCGCCAGCCGCCCTTAAATATAGAGCCACTTGCTGCCTCTGCTTTGTTTATTTCTAATTGAGCAAGCAAAGCCTCTTGAGCGTGTTTTTCAGACATGGTAGCTATCTCGTGAGCCAACTTAGCCTTTTGATCTGCATCAGGTATAAACTTGTCTAGTAATCCCGTAACTGGTCCTATAAGAGCTTGTAACATTAATATACCCTCACTTTATTTTCATTAACGTATGGTATTAATTTACATATACATTCATAAGTGTATTTCTCGTTATCTTTCATATATGTTTGATTACTCAACATTTGACTAAAATCCATACATGATGCCGCACTTCTAAAATAAATACCATCTCTATCAGCCATTCCATTAAGATAACATGCTAACATAAATGCTGTCATTATAAATCTACCTGTGGTGTTCTGTGTATCGCAAACTCTTGTATGCTTGCAATAATATGTAATCTATCTGCTGTTGCTGCTGTAGCCTTTAGTATCTCGCCCTCTTGCAATATTAAATCTCTTGTTAATAGTTCTATGGATGTATTTGCTGCAACTGCCTTTACGTTAAAAAGACTAAACACATCACTGCCATTAGTGACTGTTAATGTTATTGTATCTGAGCTACCAGAGTCATTTGATACTATAATGCTATTTACAACAGATGCGTTAAAATCTCCTACAGTTGGTGCTGTATATAAGGTTGTAGCACTTGTTGAAGTTAAATCTAACTTAGCATTTGTTAAACCTTGTACATATTGTGGTATACTTGTAACTAACATTATCTTCTTCCGTCTTGCACAACATTTACTTGAGGTGAGCCTAATTTAAATTTTGTACCTAAACTAGTAGATTCAACACGCACGGCAAAAGTTCTACCCCTAACCCTAACATCTAACTTATTAGTATAAGCCTCTACTGGCGTGGTTGCAGATCTTTGTGCCGTATTACTGTCATCTGTTTGGGTAAAACCAGATCCACTATGTGTTCTTGCTTTTATAGTAAAATCAACACTAGGATTGATTGCTGTAGAGCCATTAAAATTTACATCCGGAATTATAGAATTTATAAAGCTGAATCTATCTGCTCCACTTAAAGCTAAAGGTGCAGATTCGACAAAAGCTGTCATAGCCGATCCATCATCATCAAACCCTGTTTCATGGCTAAACAAATACTGCCCACCAGTTGCTAAAGGCAAAGCTCTAATACCTCTATCTAACCATGCTTGTCTAGCAAGTGTGCCAAAGTACCATATATTTTCTATATAATTATATATTACATACTTATCTATTTCTGTGCTGCTTGCGCTTGGATAAAACCATATAACTTCGCCAAACTCTGTGTTAGCTCCTACATGCACCTTATCTCTTTCTTCAATATTTAAATCTAAAAATACCTTATCTTTTACACTACAAGGTAACTGTTGCGTTTGACCGGCATACAAATAAAATGTGTCAACGCCCATCCAATAAACGCTATCATCTATTGCTATAGCTGAATATGGACTCATTATCGTAATATTTTTTGATAACTCTTTTATACCAAAGGTAAATGGCGGTCCTATAAATCTCATAGAATGTAAAGTTTTATTTGTGTAAACTAGTATCTGCTCTTTTGTTTCAACGGCTTGCACAAACTCAGACCCTCCACCAAGCCTCAAATCTCCTGCTGTATTAGTTGTTGTTGGGAAAAAATCTATAGGATTTTCTTGTGATGAAAATCTAATTAACAAGGGATCTTGTATACCATCACCTTGTGTTGCTGTAGCACTTGCACCCAAACCATCACATCCAAAAGCTATAAGATGTCTGTCTTGATCTGACACTAATATTTGTTTTGCTATTGTAGGAACGCTTGTCTTTGTCCCTGCTCTAGTGGACAGCTCCACTGCACGATTACCAAAGCCATTAGTTTTATCCCAATAAAATACACCGCCATCTCTTGCATTAATAATTAAATCCTCACCAAAATTGTCATGTGACCATAATCTTATCTGCGCACCAGAAACTGTAACAGATGCTGCATTACCCCAGCCTACAAAATCATTGGAAGGATCATCATTACCTACAGCCAACCTTACAAGCGTATTATCTGCATGTGTTGCTGCGGTTGTGCCGCTATGTCCACGAGTTACAGTCATCGTATTATCATCAGATGTTGCTGACACAAGCATAAGTTCGTTATCTACTAGAATTACATCGTTTGCTGTATTCATGCCAGTTTCGTCATCCACATCAACATCAGTTTCACTAGCATCTAATGCTTCATTAAGTTGTGTCGCTAAAGCGCCAGATGTTGTACCACTCCATTGTCCAGCACCCCAACCAGTTCCACCAACTGTTACATCTAGCCCTGTATTTATTTGATATGCACCTACAACACTACCGCCACCATTACCCGTATCAGAGGAGTTAGCTGCCACGCTTGATGTTATTGTATAAGAATTAGAACTTATTAATGATGTAATCTGAAATTCTGCATTTAATATTGTATCAGTTATCAATCCACCCAAACTAGACGCACCAGAAAATGTTACAAAATCATTTTCGTTAGCGCCATGAGCAGGATCTGTGACAGTTATAGTTGCTGACCCATTTGTTGCAGAAAAAGTAACATCACCAGCACTAGTTGTAGATCTTATTGGTGTTATATCGTTAAATGTTTGGCCCTCTTCAATATAATACTTTAAGTGCGTTCCTATACCTAATAAGTCAGATCCATCTAATGCAACCCAATTAAAAAGTCTTCTAGCACTACCCTGAAATGTATTATTGCTTTGCTTAACCCAACCACCTATTTTTTCTGGGTAACCTAATCTAAATCTTATTTTATCACAATCAACATAACCACCCTCATTACTGTAAGGTGTAATATCTGATATTATTCCTGATTGAAATGTTAATTTATTAAATGGCATTAGAACGCACTCACTGATTTAATTCCTGTATATTCTGTTTCATCAAGACTGCCACTTCCATCATTAATATCTTTCATGGCAAAAGGTCTACTACTACCATCGCTACCTGATATAGTGCCAGTTAGGCTAAAAGACCCATCAGTCGTAGATCTTGTTTGTGTATTAGTAGCACCAGCCGCAACCGTTACACCATCAAAAGGATCTGCCCCAGATAACACACATGATATGGCTAAATTGTTTGTAAAAGCTATTGTTCTGCCACCACCTGCCACTGTATTGTTTGGTATTGTTATATTAGTAATAGTTGGGTCAAGACTTGTGGAAGCCCCCAATGTGTTTAGATCAACTAAAGAATTAATTCTAATATCAGTATTACTTCGTTTTACGATTTGCACACCCATCGTAAATGTTTCAGATCCTTGAGAAACTGTTCCTAAAACAAAATTTCTACTATTAGAACTTGTGCTTGTTGGAGATGTAAATGTTGTGGGACCAAGCCCAGAGCCACTGAGTGTAATAGAAAATCCAGATGCATCTATATTCTCAAAACTTGTACCACAAATAGTAGCAAATTGTGAGGCGGTTGTAGACGCTCCACCACTTAAAGAGCCAGTATTACTTCCGGGATTACTTGGTGCTGTTATTATTTCTGAATTAGGTACATAATGTGTTGTGGATGAAGAAAAAGAACCTCTGAATCCCTGAGCGCAACTTACTCCTGTTGATGTAATATCAGCATCTCTAGTGACCGATGATACAACCACAGTAGAATTGTCTGCTGCACTTATAGTTGTTGTGCCAGTATTACTTGTATCTGTAACTTCGCTTGTAAATGTTAATAATTCAGATTTGACTTCACCATTTCCTTTTAGATTAATAGTTGTGCTTGAGTTATTCGTTATAGGAGATCCAGAAGAATTAATAATATTATTTCCATTTGTGTCTAATATAATTTTTTTATGCGCTGAGTCATCTGTCATAGTTAGATTGCCAGTTATGTTGCTAGTTAATCTAAAAAACTGTACAGGTAATTTACTTTTTGTAGTTCCAGCTTTTTCGTTTAAGGTTCCTGCTGAATCTACTTCTGTAAAAGCCACGCTTGATATTAATGGTACTGACATATGTCACCTAAAATTTAACAGTTTCTGAAAATGAAAAACCTGATCCATTGAATATTCCTATTCCTAATTCAGCGCTGCTGCCTAATGATATCCCTGATGAGGTAACAGCACCATTATTTGTCCAATCTATTGTCATGCTATTAGCAGTGGTTGTTTTATCAATAACAACATATTGTCCAGCCACTAGATTTGTTACAGCAACCCTTACTGTCTGACTTCCACTTGAAACTGTTAAAGGTTGATAAACAGATGTTGCTGCACTAGGGGTAACGGTTACAGTACCAGAAACAGTCAAAGCGCTTTTTGCTTCTACTAAATTTTGATTAAAATATGTAGAAAATGTTTGCACTTTAGTTTGTTTCATAGTGCCGCCATCATTTGTGACAATTCCATCATCATCTGCAACTGCATCTGTACCAACAGTTGTGCCACCATCCATAAGATTTAACTCTGCTCCAGTTGAGGTTATGGCAGTGCCACCTAATTTTAAAGAGGCTATGTCTAGGGTGCTTGTAATGTCAGTAACAACTGCATTTGTGCCACCGCCATCGCAATGCACTATTTTAAAAGATCCATTAGGCACAGTGACATCTTTTGATGTATCTGGAGATCCTGCTGTTTGTTGCCTAATTATAATATTATAAGGGCCACTACTGCCAGAGTCTGTTGTGGCATTATGAACAATATATACTTTATCTTGATCGTTAGGATCTATCGTAACAGTATTATCAGCACCTAAAGCACCAGTAAAAGATAAAACTTTATGTCCACCTTGAGATAATGTGCCATCAGAAGTTGTAATAGTAGTGGTTGTGCCTGTTACTGCCACAGACAACACCCCATTTATAGCTCTATCTATTATGTCAAAGTTATTATTAGTTGTTGTACCCCAAGCGCCAGCTTGCTCACCAGCACCTATTTTTTCAACTCCTATATTAGATGTATATGTACTTGCCATTACTACCTCACTATTTCTGTGTATGTTTCTGTGCCGCTAGGCGTTATCTCCGTATAAGTTTCAACACCAGTAGGTGTTATCTCAGTATAGCCAATACCCGGTGTAGGCGCACCTGCAGGTCTTTTCCCCACAGGTAATGAAACACTATTAATCTCTACATACAGTATATCTCCAGATGATGTTTTTGTAAAATTTAAATCTTGTGAAGATACGCCTGCAAGTATAGCAATGCCATCTGCTGTTTGTGTAAAAGCACTACTCATAGTTATATCAGTAAAGTTAACTATCTTAATATCTTCTGTGGTTTGTGTAAAACTAGAACTAACCTCTGCGTTTACACTACCAGTTATAAATATACCTGCTGTTGTTTGTGTAAAATTACCATTTAAAGATGAGGCACCTACAAGCGTTCCAGATCCTATGCTAGAGCTTGAAGCAAGGGCGTTCATCTCCGCTGTTGCTAATAATAATACACCACCTACATCAGCAATAGCGCTTTCGGCAATGGCAGCATGTCCAAGCATTACTTCACCTCATCAGGAAAATCATAAATGGGCGCTTTGCCTGTTGGCATGTTATCACTATCTACAGGCACATCAAACAGTTTCATAAACTCTGATAACTTAGTACAGTTATTTATTTTAGTTTCTATAGTTGCAGTTGCAGTTCTCACATCTGCTCTATACTTAGAAATATTACTTGGAATAGCTGTATCTGTTTCCGATTTTCGGGTCACATACCAATCAGAAAAAGCAAGTAAATAATTAGCTGTTTCTTTCGTCTTTTTTATCCAACTTGACTTTAACCCAAGTGTAACTAGTTGTTTTCCTGTCTCAGGATTTATAACTGCTTTTCCATCTTTGTCTACTTCATTTGTATCTTCTAGTTTTTTTTCAATACCTTTTGCAAAGTAAAATCTGCTATCAAACCTTGTATCAACATCATCTTCCCATGTTAGACCAAAGCCTTTTTTGTCCTCTTCAGACCATATCATCCAATTGCTGGGGTGCTTTATACCGTTTTTGTCTGTCCAGCTTCTACCTTCTTTTATGTTAACACCATTGTGTTTCCAAACCATTATTTTCTCCTATGTATTAATCACCTAGCAAGTGCATATTTAAAAGGTGCTTCGGCAAATGCCATGTATATGTATGTGCCACCAGAAGCATTATTTCTTGCATTAGAATTTCTTACTTTAAAACCATTGCTTGTGAAATCAGTATCTTGGTCGTTTGATGTATCTTCAGCATCAGTTGCATTAGCAAGTAAAAATTTATGCACTGGATTATTAACATTTCTTTTGTTATCTAACATCAACCAATGATTGGTAGAATCTGTTCTTTTAAACATAATCCAAGCTGGTCTAAATCCAGTATATACATAAGTACCATCTGCATTGCCATTTCCAGTATAACTGCCAAACTTTGAGTAGCCTTCTATCTCTGCAAAAGCATACATTACATAAGTTACATTATTACCATTTACTGGATTATAAGCTCCACCTAATGTAATTACTGATGAATTAGGTGCTGTATCATTCCAAAATAAATTACTGTCAGACACAGCGTCTGTTGTATCTAATAAAACTGCATCTGTCCAAGGATCACTTGCAAGTCCATCATGCCCAACTAGCCAAGAGTACGACCCACTTCTTGCTTTGGTAATTACCCATTTTGGTGCTTTACCCAAACCATGTCCTATGGTTGCACCTGCTGTTGCATTACCTGTATATGTAATAATACTAAACCCTGCAGTTGTGTTTGCTTGTACTGTGCTTGTTGTAGTACCATCTGAATTGCTTGAGGTTGTGCCACCATTTGCTTTCCAATTCCAAGCCACATAAGTTTTACCTGATTCATTTAATAATGCATTACCACCAAGTGTAAATCCATCAGAATCAAATGACGAAAAAGAAGCGTAACTAGATTCAGCATTAGAGCTTTCAGCAGAGAGAACATTACTTATTCCTCTTGATGTATCGTACAGACCATGACCATAAGCACCACTTCTAGTTTTACCCCATACCCAATCAGGTTGAAAGCCTAATCCAGTTATAGCTTGTGTTGAGCTATTACCACTCCAAAGAACTGTGTTAAAGTGGTCATCTGCTTGTGTAGAAGAATGAGGACCTATGTTTGGTTCAGGTAGATTAGCTGAACATAATGCTAAATGACCAGATGGTGGTGCATAGTAGAAGTCACCTATACCATTCCCATCTGTGTTGCCTTGTGCTGTTTTTTGTCCTGCAAAACTAGAATCTTGACCAAAGTTAACAAATACATTTTGCGCCCCACCAAGAACAAAAATAGGAAGCAAATCAACATTAAAATTAGTGCTTAAATTTGTTGTTCCTTGTAAAGTATTATTATTATAAAACTTAAATGTTCTTGGACTAGCATCTAAATCAACTGCAATACCTATTATTTCTTGGTTTAGAAAAGATGTATATGAACCACTACTTGAAGCAGTTTCATTATAAACTTCCCCATGAGTTGCATATGCATAAACACCAGTCTGTCCATAAGGTGTACTGTCTGCTGTTTGAATTGCATTTTCTATTGCAACACCATACATTGCATAATTATTAAAATTATCAGAGGTAATCTCCCAATACCATTTACCACTTTGCATCAGTATAGTACCAAAAGTATTGTTGTACTCGCCATCTGTAGAAGATGCTTTTAAACACCCCTCTGTCATTGTAAGATTTGTCCCATAACCATTAATTAAATTGTTCATTGTAGAAAAATTATTTTCAGGACTATCTACAAAGGCAGAATCTTCTGCACCAAACTCACTACTGACTGTCCAATGATTATTATTACCACTTGTATCTGCACCAATTCCACTTGCATCAGCACTAGTGCCAGTTTGTTTAAATTCTAAATGCCACCCTTTATTTCCAAATGTAGGTGAGGAATATTCTTTAGGTATAAATATACCATTTTTAAATTCTCCTACTGTATCAACTGGCGAAACATCTTGACCATCTAAAAACCACCAATCAGCTAAATATCCTTGTATTCCATACGTGCCGTTTGAATGTCCAAAATAATGAGTATAATTTTGATTGAAACCAATAACTGTTGCACTTGATGATGGATTTGTTTCTGTGCTAAAGTCAGTTACTCTAACACCATTTACATAAATCTTAACTCTGTCTGAGGCAGTACTATCTGTCGTATCTATCTGAAACCAAAAATGATACCAAGCACTCTGATCTCTAAATACTTGAGTTGTTACATAATTAAAAACATCTGCTGAACCAGTATAACTTCTTAATAATAATTTTTCACCAGTATCTATTGCAAAATATGCTTGAGGTACACCAGAACCACCAAGTGTTGCAGAAAATGTACTAGCATAAGCTCCTCTTGATAGCTTTAACCAACCACCAAAAGACATTGTAGTATTACTTGTAGCACCAGTTCCATATGCTCTAGTCATTGTTCTGTTATCATTAGGGAATCTCAATGACTGTGTAACAATCCCATTATAAAAAGGTTCAGTGTCTTGAAATGCTTGTGCTGAACCTTTTAAATTACCAAGAAGTGCCATTAACTAAACGCTTTCTGTACCTTACCTAATAATATGTTACTAGCTGATTGCACCACATAAGGTATCATATCTACTGCATTAGCCTCTGTGCTAAGGGTTATACCTGCACCGCCTGCTGTTTCATAATCTGTGCCTAATGATAATGTTCTACTGCCTGTGCCATCTTGTATACAGATAATAAATCCTGATTGCCCTATCACTTCTGTTGTTGGGTTAGCAAATGTTACATTACCTGTGAATGTCAAGATAAAGTTTTGGAACTGACTAAAATCAAGTGTAACACTACCCGTGTTGCTTGTGTCTGTGGATGTATCTGCTCCACCTGCTAATAATGCTAAATCTGCTGCTTTGCTCATTTGCTCTCCAATGCTGTAATTCTAGCTTCTATATCTTCAGGTATAAACTGTCTATACCCATATTCAACTGCAACTAAAACTGCTTTACTATTCTTAAATGTTATAGCTTCTCTTGCTATACCTATTGTTGCACAAATGGATGTAGCTTTCATACCCTCGCCACTTGTTGATGATGTACAAATATAATCACCTACTGCAATGTTTCCATTTTCATTGTTACAAAGTATGTGTCCATCACCTAAAACGTGTACTAAATGTTTATTAGTTTCAACTGTATTTTCATCTAATGATGAGCCATTCATTGAGCTACTGTATGCACCTATTACAGCTTTTGATTTTGCACTTGATGATTTTTGCACATTATACAAAATACCTCTTTCACTATCAGCGCCATCTTTTTGTGTATAAGATATACTTATAACCTCAAGTAAAGTTCCATAAGGATAAGCATTAGCTGTGCTATTTTTATCATTATCTGAATTAGGAACGATACAAGGGTGAGAAGCAGTAAAAGGATTATAACTAACAGTGCCACCACTAAATGTAATACTTCCTACAGAGTTACCATCACCATCTTGAAAACCTAGCAGATAATTTGTTCCTGAACCTGCATCAGAACCAGTCTGTATAGCAATACCATATCTATTACTATTATCACCATCATGTGCTACTTTAAACGCATAACCAGAAGCATTATCTGCTGATATTCTTGTAAAACCATTACCTTGAACATAAAATCTAGTATATGCAGCATCAAGTGTTGTTAAATTTAACATTTGGTCGGTTGTAGAAGCTGCTTGTATTTTAAGACCATAGCTTTGACCACTTGTACTTTCAGGGTTTTTTATAAATGCAGCAAATAAATCTGCACCACTAACTCCAGTGCCATCTGATGATGTTTCAATGTGTAGAGGGTGTGATGGTGAATCAGTGCCAATTCCTATTCTATTTGTTCCTGCATTTACAACTAACATATTAGCTGAATCATTTGATTCAACACGAAAGTCTACGTCTGCACTATCTTCGTTAAATACTGCACCACCTTTAGCTGACAAAGCACCAGTTAATGTAGTAGCACCTGTAACCCCAAGTGTACCTGCTGTCGCAACATTTCCATCAAACGTACCACCATCTGCTTTGCTTACAGTATCTGATACACTAAAGACATCAAAAACTGTTATTTGTACTGAATCACTTACGGTAGCACCTGTATCTAACACAACACTTGTTCCTGTAGTAGCAGTATAATCTGATGGCAAAAGCAAGACACCATTTTGGAAAACGTCTATAAAGTTACTGTCTGAATAAGAAAGTGTTTGGCTATTATTATCGCTACCACTGAAGCTAGTTTGTCCTGCTGTGGCAGTGTAACTAAACACCTTTCTGACGCCTCCTGTTGGACTGACTCCTATGTATGGCATAAATCTTCTCCTAACATACTAAGTAACCATAAAAAATTGAATCTGCACTTATATCATCTTGTGCAGAACCATTTGTCCAATTCCAAGTGATGTAAGCTGTGTCACTAGCATCTAAGTCTGCTAAAATTGATGCTGAAATATGATAATAGGTTGCATCGTTTGCTAAAGCATTTCCCGCAGTTATAAAGCCTGAATAAGTTTTATTTGAAGTAATAATGTAAGGTCTAAAAAAACTATGTGCATTATCTAAACCATCAACCCTTAACTCAACACCTAACATATATCTTCCTGTTACTGGTGCAGTAAAAGTAGATGTTCCATCAAAATCTAGATTATTATCAAATCTTTCTGAATCAAAGGCTATTGTTGTTCCATTTGCAACATTATTTTGATTACCAGATTTTGTCGCATGAAAAGCAGGTTGTGATGACATAGTTATTTCGTTGTTAGCAGAAATACTTAGACCACTTATGCCTTCACCTTGTACTTTTGTTAATGCCATTCGTTACTCCTAGCCAATCTTGTTAGCATCATCTCTTTGTTTGCGTGTCTTATAGTCACTTCTTGCAGTTACAAGTGCAACAAAGTCTGCTTGA